CAGATGGACACATGTGATGTCTCTGGTACTGTCTTCATCTCAGGTTTGTATGTACCCTCTTCATCCCAGCTAGGATATTCTTTGGTCTTAGCAAATGGACCTTTCATGATGCCTGTACCAAACAGAGCCATCTCAAAGGCAGTGGAACGAAGGTGTTTATTAGCACCACTCTCATCCAACTGGTCATGTATCTTCTTCTCCATCTTCTTAGCTGCTACCATAGCAGGATGGAATGTAATGGAAGTTGGGGTAACACCCGGACCTTCCTTAAGATTTTCTTGAGAGCCTAGCTGACCCTTCAAAGGACCAAGCCTATCCATCAAAGAAGAAAGTGTAGCACCCGGTGCTAGGTCTTTACCATCACCTTTGTAACCAAATGGAGAAACTATCTCTGCTTCTGCACCCTCTGGTGCTTTAGGATCTATATGTACTGTATCTACTACACCATCTGGTAGTACAGTGGGGTCAACACTCAGAGGAAACTTGTTATTAGCAAATAATACATCAGTGATTTGACCATATGCTGCAAGCACCTTGGTCTTTGTCACCTTAATGAATACACGGCTCTTCTCTGTCTCTGTAAATTTAACATCTGGTCCATAAATACCACGATAGTTTCTATAAGCCTTGAGCCAACGCTGTTCGTCCTGTCTACGACTCTCTTCAGACTTTGTATATCTGTCATTTAGAAAGACTAATAGACTATCACCAGTGAATGATGCAGTTTCTCCCTGCTTTTTATCTTCTAAACCAATGGACTTATCATCCATGAAATTGTTTGTCGCCATAAATACCCTTTAATACCCAAATGTGGGGTCTGCCATCTTCATCCCAGAGCCAGCAGAATTTAATGGATTGTAATCGAACAAACTACTTCTAGGTCTGCTCATCACACCATAACGAATAGCATCATATAAGTGATCTTCAGCCTTAGTATCAATGTCCTCTGGGTTTCTTTTGTCCAAAGGTATGATGGGTAGCTGAGCAATCGTATTCACACAGTTGCTTGTTATAACCAGTCTTGGTTGTTCTGTAAAGGGGTCAAGTTGTAGCCTACGATGCAGCTCATTTTTACCTGCCACCCTACTTCCAGCACTTCTATCAGATGGCCTCCACCTACAACCCTCTGCAATCATCTGTTCTGCCAGTGATGGACCTGTATCACCCCGCTTATGCCAGCAACTACTGTCCAATACACCATATCGCATAGGGCCATCGTTCTCTTCAGCCCTCATCACCATGTGAGCGAGGTCTTTGGCAAGCACTTTGCTAACATATAGTTCACGATAGATAACCAATTGTTCACTTGGAGACACAGCAAACCACACCACAGCACTATAACTTCCGTATCCATAGTCGCAAGCCCTAAATTTAGTCCAATTACTCGGTATGTGGAATGGTTCCACTACATGTATCTGCCTATTAAACTCAGGGAATGCTGCACCTTCAGCAATATCCCAGTTTCCTTCTAGTAGTTGCTTCCTTTGGTGCTCAGGAAGAGACAACAACATAGTCTCATAGTCACCTGTCTGCATCAAATAAGGGTTATCCGTCAACATAGCAGGGATAAACCTACGCTTAAACAGTGGCAAGCCCTCTTTACTGTGTCCTTTGGGATACACTAGGGTAGTTCCACTCTCAATATCAGTGGCATCAAAGGCTTTACCCGCTGGAGAAGGGTCAATAAACATCTTCTTCACCCAAGCATGGCCCGGACCACCCGGATTTGTTGTAGCTCTCATGAAAATTGGTAGGTCTGCTGCCGCTGTACGCAGTCGAGAACGCATATAGTTCCACGGAAATGGCGTATGCCACTGCGTCAACTCATCAAAACCAATCCAGCTAAACGCCAAACCCTGATATCTCAATACATCTTCATCTCTATCAAGGTAAGACATCCACAGTCTTGCCCCTGATGGAGCTTCCCATTGCATCTTTCTCTCACTCCACTTGATGCCGGGGTAAATCTTTGGATAAAGCTCTTGGCTTTTCCAGATAAGTTCTCGAAGTTCTTCTGTAGTGTGTCGTAACAGAAGCCCAGAAAACTGTGGATGCACCATATACCTAAGCGGATCTGCCAACATAGCGTAGCTTTTACCACCACCAGCAGCACCACCATATAACACCTCCCTCTCTGAGGAAGCTAAGAAGAATGTTTGAGGCCCAGCATTGGGCTTAAACAATACTTCTCTATCATCAGGTGTCGCTGGAGGAATCTCTGGCGAGTTTACTATCGATATATTCGGTGAGCTTGCTATATTGTTCTGACTCGAAGTATCCTGTTTGGTCTTCCCTGCCGAGCCTCTTAGATTTTTCTTCGTACCTTTCCGCTTGCTCAAGGGCTTTTTTGAGCCTTGTGGCAAGGTTGCGGTAAGTAGCGGATTTTCGTCCATGAGTTCTTTCAGTCTTTATTCTCTTTAACAATCCCACATGGCTTATCGTTCTACCTGTTGTGGTGGTAAGCCAAGCTGCTACCTGCCTAGAGCTATATTGTTTTAAATGTTTCTTAGCTAGTTCTAACGCTTCAAGCTCTGTAGGTATTGGCTGCAAGAGGTTAGGATCTTCTTCATCTTGTCTGTAACCAAATGGTATAGTTTTTCTAATTTTTGGAATAGGTACATATGTTTCCTTTGCTTTGGGCTGGGGTAATATCCAAGCCCCTAAGTCTCTATCACTCACCGCTGTCTTTGGCTGGCAAAATCATGATGCCGTTAGGTGCTGTCACCTGAACTTTCTCTGTCTTCACCAAACCAGCCCTGTCTAACAAATCCTTAGCAGCGTTGAGCTTCTCTTTCAAGCCTAGCTCTGTAGGGTCAGCAATGCCACTAACAACCGCCATAGCAGCTCTAGGGGCGTTCATAGCGATGTATAGCTGTGTAGCCTCAATCACTTCTTCCTTAAGAACTTCCATAAGGACTTTGGTATTGTAGCCTTCGCTGTAGCCAGCAAGCTGCCTAGCCTTGTGAGGATTGCCCCCAGCCTCAGCAAATAACACCTCAATGAATCTCTTCTGTTGATCGTTTAATTCTCTTTTAGCCATGATTAAAATAGTCCTTGTTCATAATATTCTTCTACAGTGATGGTGGCATCCATAGTTGAACCAGCCTCTGGTGTGACAATGACAGTGTCACCGGGATTAAGAACAAGATAGCTACCATCAAGTTTGAGGTAGGCATTACTTGCTAAAGTATATCCACCAACAATATGATAGGTTCCACTAGCACTAATATCATTCCATTGAACCTGAACAGTCTTGTTATTACCTGCATGATTGGCAATAAATAACAACACCATCTTAGCTACAAAATTCTCAGGACAAGTGTAGATGGTGTTAGCAGCTCCCGCTGTTAACACTTTTCCTACACTCCTAATCTTAGGCTCTTTGTTCATTTCTTCTTAGGCTTCACTTTAGCTTCAGACAAGGCAATGGCAATGGCTTGCTTAGGGTTTGTAACAACCTTGCCACCTTTACCACTGTGCAAGCCTTTGTCTTTAAACTCACCCATCACCTTAGCCACTTTAGCTGTTTGCTTTTTAGTAGCCATCAGCACTTACCTTTTTTAGCCATGCCACCATTAGCCATAGCTGTCTTACCTTTAGGCTTACCAACACCAATCATGATGGCAACAACAGGCTTACCGCCCTTACCTTCTTTGCCCTCTTTAGCCATACACTTACCAGCAGCTTTACACTTGGCTGGTGAGGGGCATCCCTCACAAGGTTTAAACGCTTTCTTAGTAGCCATCATTTACCTTTCTTAGCTGGAGCTTTTTTAACAGCACCACCCTTAGACATCATGGTTGTTTTAGCTGGCATAGCATAACCACCACCCATCATCTTCTTCTTTGCGTTAGTGGCTGTACGGCTACCTCGAACAGGCATACCACCCATAGCAAGCTTGGCTGGAGGCTTCTTTGTTTCTTCAAAAGCCTTACGCTCTAGCTCATTGGCCCTGTCCAAGTAGGTGTTACGCACCTCTTGAGGGACAGAAGTGTCCTTAGCCTTCTCTCGGTACATCTTTACTTTCTCTGCATCGGTAGCCATAGTTTCTCCTTTTAGTTACCACTTAACCTTATCTGCCCAATATGCAGCAGACATCTTACCCTTACTAATATTCTCAGCATGACGAGCTTTGAAGCTCTTCTGCCTAGCCTTGTCCTTAGGAGTGTCTGGACTAGAGCCAGCACCACTAACACCCTGTTGTCCAAACCTAATGAGCTTCACTGTATCACCATCTTTAGCTAACACAGCATGACTCTTCGTAGGATGCTTAGGTGTAGCCTTAGGCTTGTTATACCCTGAAAACTCTTCACTACCTTTTTTAATCATCGGAACTTGCTCACTTTCTTAGCAATGTCTTTAGGCTGTTTAACAAACTGCTTACCAGCCTTTGTGCCTTCACGCTTAGCTTTAGTGGTGGCTGCATACTCAGCAGAGCTTAAAGACTTAATGGCAGCTTCAGGCAGATATCTCTCTCCTGTTTTAGCAGAAGGCTTACCAGACTTAGTTGTCCACTTCTGGTCTGTCCAATCTTTTAAAGACTTCTGAGAAGGCTTCATTTGTAACCACCACCAGCAGCTTTGTATTTCTTTGCTACAAGCTGTGCTTTCCTAGCAGACCATTCACCAGCATCACCACCCTTAGTACCAGCTTTAACACTGGCTACCAACGCCTTACGCATTGTAGGCTTGGTGTAATTGCCAGCAGTATTAACTGTACTTTTCTTTGTAGCCATGTTCTTTCTTCCTTGGAAGGTGTCTGTGTTCTTTCCATCCCTCAGCTCTCATAGCATCTTCTACTTTGTCTAAGGGAAATACATATCCTGTGTTTTTCTCCAG